CAAGGAGATATTATGGAAAATCAAGAAGTATTGAAGGCTATAGCTACCCTTGCTGATAAGGTGAGTCGTTACCACGAACGTTTATTAGCAGTGGAAAGAGAAAACGAAAAATTACAAAAAGAATTATTAGAACACAAAAATGCGCCTCATATACATACAATTCAAGGTAAGCCACATAACTCCGATACGCATGTTATGGTAACTGGTTTAGATTCTGATATGGAATGTGAAGCGTGTAGCGCTTAATTACTCAGGAGTTTCACCTAACATGTCTGCTAAAGAAGGAGCAAATACTTTTACATCTCTTTTAATTTTTTCAGCAGTTGTAGAAGTTCCTGGATTATCAATGTCAGCTTGAGCTTCTTCTTCTGAGTTATACTCAGCACCTGTATCTACATGTGTAATAGTAGTTTCAGTTTTTACTTTATAATGTGGAATTTTTCTTCCATCTTCTGTTGTAATGTGTCCTAGTAATTCAGCAGGTTCAACTATCGGCATCTTCGTTTCTCCAATTTATGTTAAAACTAATAATAACTCTGTCATCATTAGAGTAATTTGTTTGTACTTCATGTTGTAACCATGAAGGGAAAAAAATCAAGGAATTTTCAACAGGTTCCCATTGTACGCTGTGAGCGAGGTGTATAGAGGCTTTATCTGTTTTTGGGGGTGATAACACCTCTGACTGTGGTTTAGGCTCTAGAAACACAATATTTCCACACTTTTTAGGAGCTTTAAGATAAAATACACCAGATAAATAGTTGTATGGGTGTGTATGAACGTTGTTTCGTGATCCTGGCGGGTTTATCATACTCCACATACCAGTCATCTCAGGAACATAATTGTGTTTGACATCCAGGTGATTAAAACAATCTTTAGAGTATTTTAATATATCACCAACCAAAGGACGAAACTTTTTAATATTATATATTTCATCATGACTATGCCAACCACCAACATTGGACCGCGGCATGCCCATCTCATCTTTTTCTCGTAATTGATATATGCTATCAATAAGATGTTCATGGCCTTTAAGTTGTAGTGAAAATACGGGAGTAATAAATAGAGAATGTAAGTTAATCAGAGTTGTCCTTTCGTGACCTCCATAAAACTTGCTATAATGTGCACCTGATTGGCAGCATTGGCTTGAACTTTAAGAACATCACTTTCTTGCAGAACTAAAGGTTGAGTCAATAATTCTGTTGTTGTGTTTGTAGCAATACTCTTTGCTTTGAATACTTCAAAAGTTGCAGAAGCTCTAACAACTTCAACGTCAACTAAAGTCGTTGAACCAGAGTCATTGCAAACTAAAAGAGATTTCACTACATCCGTAGTAGGCGGAACGGGTGGCGTTGCACCAGCATCAGCCGTAGGAACTGTTATAATAGTTGTTAAATCTGTTGAGGTAATATCTACCATTGCACTTTTAAAAGTATTAGCCAAGGAAAAAAGCCTCCGACTGTGATTGTTCTTTTAAATCTTGTTGGTAGTTTGTGTTAAGTAAAAGAATAATTTGATCTAGTAACTGTACCATTTGATCAAACTGATTAGCATCATATTCTGGTGTTGCATTAGGTAATCGTGTGATTGTTATTTTAGCCATTATCTTCTTCCATCTGGTCTAAGTTGTAGCTTTGTTGATCCAAGTCTCCAAGCTGTGTCATTAACTGTATTGGTTTCATATTTAATTTTTACTGCTCTACCTCTACCTCTTACATCAATTTTTTCTGTGGTGCTAGTAATACTCCCTGTTGTGGATACATTAGCTGCAGATTGTGGGTATTGTTCTAATGTTAAAGTAGCTGTCATTGTATTAGCAAGATTATCAAAATCAGGTACTAATCTACTAACCGACATAAGCTCATCCCCATCAGCAATTTCAACAGAACCTGTTGTTAAAAAAGCAGAAATAGCTGTGCCATCTGCTTGATTGTTACCTGATTCATGTTCATAAACATAAGAAGCTCCTGCAGTCAAACCTAATATAGTAGATACATTTGCTGTTATAGAAGCATCATATTCTGTAGCAATAGGATTTTCATATACATAAGCACCCAGCCAAGTTGTTCTTCCAAGATTAACAGTGTACCAAGTATTTTCTAAATAGTTATAAGCAACTGCTCTATCTATTTGTGTAGCATTTGCTGAAGGATAATACCAAATAATTTCATTAAAGGCAGTATTAATACCACAAGCAATATCAGCTTTGTTTGTATAACTTAAATCATCAAAAACGTAATCCTGTACAGAACATGGCATTTTTTTGACAACACCATCATACATGTAAAAAGAATTATCAGACATCCAATATGCTCTACCATTTACTTCAATAGCAGCGTGTTGTGCTATCAATCCACAGTTCGCCCCAAGTTGTCTTAAACCAAAAGTAAAAGGTGTACCAACAAACTGAACACCGTGAAGTGACGTATCTGTCCAAACAAGTATTTGACCTGATGATTTAACGGCGCCTACTATTCTAGAACCATCAGATATACGAAGTGAACCTGCTTCGTTAGTTGATACAGGTGTATAATCTGTAGCATCTTCTCGATCAGAAAATCTAAATAACAAATCATCTTGTGTAGCTGTATTACCTATTGTTGTTTCTGTACCAAAAATCATCAAGTGTCTTGTGTCAGTTGATACCAAACTAAATCTAGAAGCAGTAGGAGCATTAGACAAGGCTGTAGCTCTTGAAGCTATGGCACCTGAAATATCTTTAATAAATGTTCCACCATCTAAAACTGTAGCAATTAAATCTTCACCAAAATTATCTAAAGACCAATTACGTCCTGCAACAACAACGTTTGAAGATGATCTTGGTGTATTCCAAGTACTTAAATTCCATGTTAATGTTCCCCAACCATAACCATAAGTTGAAGAAGTAGGACCTGTATTAATTTGATACACAGCATTACCTGTTCCACCACCTCCTGTTGTAGATCCAGAAGCCGTGCTTGTATGCGTTACTGTATAGGTGCTTGAAGAAGGCACTGTAATAACTTCAAATTCTTGATTCATATCCAATCCGTCTATTGAACTAAAAGAATCAAAAGTAACAAAATCACCTACTAAAGCGCCGTGACTAGCGTCTGTTACTGTGACTGTTGTTGTGCCATTTGTTGTAAAAGGATTTGATAATCCTGATGCTGTTTCTCTTATAGGAGTGATATCATAAACGGCTCCTTCAGAATATAAATATAGTTTTCTGTCTGTGCCTAAAGCGAGATATCTGGTTCCGTCTAGACCAATCCAGCTATGCGTATCACGGACCACGCCAACGATAGCTTTATTAGGATTTGGTAAATATGACCAGCCTTTCCATCTTTCAGGCTTTCCGTAGTGAAATCGAACAAAATTAGAGTCAACGTATTTACGTTGATCCCCTGCTGAATAAGCGGTGTCTTGCTTGTCAATGCCTGGTTGGAACTTTAAATCAACTAATTTCATGTTGGAGTATACTAAATTATTTATTGTTTTGTGGCAAGAATTGAGTACCTACATGACCTCTAAATGAGTAATTACCCATGTGTGTCATACCACTAGCAATATCAGCATATATTTTACCACCTATTTTTTGCCACAAACGACAAAAAGCATAGTCTTCAGATAAATATCTTTTAGTATCTGGCTCTATCATTGTATCAAAAAAAGCATAGTTCCAATCAGAATTGTCATGATATCCAAATGTTTTGTCATGAGGATCTCCTAAATGTTGATCAGATTTAAATCTAAGATGAGGATACGCTAACGCCATTTTTTTAAAAACGTTTCTTTTTATTAACATAAAACCTGTTGCACCATCCAATACTTCAATAAAACCTTTATTTACCATTACTTTCTTTGGATTTTTAATATTTAAGTTATATTGTAAGGAAGCTGCATGTAATTCATCTTCTTTAATATTTGGATTATCCTTTACTTTTTTAATAGCCCTTGTCCAATCAATAACTTTTCTTGGATAAACACCTGTTACCACGTCCTCGTCTAAATCTAACATACGAAAAACTGATTGAGGATCAAAAGATAAATCAGCGTCTATAAATAAAAGATGCGTATATTTTTCTTCATCCATAAATAATTGCACCAATGTGTTACGAGCCCTTGTTACCAAAGACTCATTACCTATAGTTCCAAATTGTAGTTCTACTTTTTTTTGTGCGGCTAAAGCTGTAAGCTGTAAACAACTTTTAAAATAATCGGCTGTAATCATGTTGCCATAACAAGGTGTACCAATAAAAATTTTATTCATTTTCTTTATAAAAAATATTAAGTGTAAACCTATTAGAGCTGTCGCCAAAAGATTGTAAATCAGAATGCGATATTTTTGCACCATTAAAAAACAACGCTCTGTTTTCTACAAAACCAATGTGTGAAGATAATTGATTATTATGCATAAATCCTGTTCCGTTGTTTAAAAGTGGCTCGCCTTTTACAAACAAAAGAAAGTTAGCTACNCTTCCTTTATCGTCATCTACATGAAACAAGGGTTCTTCTTTATTTTGTCTAGAATGTGCACTAACTGATATAGGCTCAAGATTTCTGTGTGGAAAAAAATATTGTTTAATAAGTTTTAATAATGGATCTTCATGAAAACTTTTAGGAAAGGTGTGCCTAAACCCATATACCTGTCCTTGTGGATTATCAACTTGAACG